TTTCAGGTCTATCAGATAGGTTCACTAACGTAGGAGCCACCATAAGAAAGCTGAACGAGAAGCTCGGCTCTCTCGAAAATATCACCGTGAAGTCTGCTTTTACTGGAATGGGGATGGGCCCAGACCCAGAAATCAAAGGATTCAAGGCTGATTTTGAAAGCGGCAAAATCCGAATAGCTGATGACGTATTGGTTCAACTAGACCTTTCTCCTGCCGACGGAGCCTCTATTATCCAGAACACCTACTTCTTGAAGGCAGCAGACGCCTCCTCTGTCCCTGAGACGTCTGCTGGTAGAGGGATTTCCAACTCTGGAGCCCCCTATGAATTCGAGCTAGATGTTGATGGGAACATAACAAAGATAACTCCAATAACTTCAGAAGAGGGGTTAGCCGAGTCTGTGGCCAGCTTCAACCAAGGTTACTCCATTAGTCCCGACAATGTGAAGGCTATGGGGGCCGAGAACATCCACGCTATCAACCGTATGCAGATGTTCTATCGTGATAATGGGTTCGTGGTTCCTGGTGTAAAAGTTGAATTCGGCACGTTCTATGCAGATGGAAGAAGACACGGGTCCACTTACGGTTATAGTAGAGGCGTGGGCAATCTCAGTTTTGACGAGAAGACTCGGACCGTTGTAGGGACAGAACATATCTTTTTCAACACAAAGTTCTACGGTAGTAGTCCTGAAGCAGAGCAACTCCGGGCCCGAGGAGCAGCGGGGTCACAATTAGGTAACTGGCATCCTAAAAATGCAACAGGAAAAGAAGCTACCCCTATTCACGAGAACGGTCACAACATAATGAACCAACTTGCTGTGGCTGAATTCAATTTCTCAATCCGCAACGGAGAAATCCTTTGGGAAACCGCTCTCAGAGAAAGTGGCGAAATGTCTTTGATGAAGACGTCCAATATTCCTGGCTCTCCCTCTAGGAGGTTGACGGAGCTTGAAAGACACATATACGAACGGAAGAGAAAGCTGGAAGCCGATGTAATCCGTGGTGCATTTGAAAAAATGGGGAGCAGCTTCAACGACAGAGCTCTTAACGAGATTCTCGGCGACCCAGTAAGAGGGGGTGGTCTTTCTCGATATGCCCGAACTCGTAAGAGCAGAGAGAGCAAATATGCTGAGACTATCGCTGAAGCGATGCTGGATTATGCCACCAATGGGAATGATGCAAAAGAGCTATCAAAGGCTATTGCTGCTGAGATTGGTGACCGACTAAGAAAGTTTCAAATGGTGGAGTCGCCACTCGATACTATGATTAAGAACGGGCTGGACATACCCAATCGTTTATTCAAAGATAAACAATATGCCTTCCCTGCTTCGGTTAAAACCAACACTGGCAGAGCTAAATGGTTGGACCAGTGGAGACAGAAGAACCCTTATCTAAAGGGTGAATTCACTGAAGAAAAATTCCAGAAGGCAAATCTTTGGGATGCCTACTTCCAAAAAGAAATCCGGGCCTACGACTCTGCCACAACTTCTACTTCTCCAGAAGCACTGATAACTAAGAGTGGAAAATTCATCGAGGACTATCGTGCCAACTTAGCAAAAGAAATGGTGGATGAGATTAAGAAGCTCTCGATTGATGAATTTGATTCTGACCTGGCGATGGTGATTATGGGGAGGAATGGTGACGAGATTGCCGAGGCGATGGACAACTTCATTATTCGACAAATCGAAAAAGAGGCGGAGGCCCTAGCAAAAAATATGGATGGTGGGGCGACCAAAGAAAATATCAATACAGCACTGATTACTCTATGGTCCGACCCTAAAGTAAAAGATTCAACCATTACAATGCTAGACGGACTTGTTCCAGCAGGAAGCACTGATGTAAGAAGCAAAGTGGATAACCTGTTTGAGACTCAAGCAAATGGGTTGGCCGCCTACGAAGCTCTCCCTCTTGACACGAAGCAGCTTATGGAAGAGAAAGAAAAACTAATTTCTCAACTCAGAAAAGAAAACAAAGCGGCAACAAAGAAGGCAGAAGCACTAGACAAAAACTCCTCCTTCATAGATGGCGGCACGCATTTAATCCATTACCGTGAGGGCGGAGAGAATGTTTACGTCGCCGTGAATGACCCGGTGGTGGCGTCAATGCTGAAAAAACCTTACGACTTTAAGACCTACGGGATGATTTCGGAAACGACCGCCTCTATCGCAAACTTCGTCGCCACAACTTACCGTCTAGGAACCACAGGCTTGAATCCGCTAGCACTGGTAAGAAACATTCTTCGTGACCCAATTCAGGCTATGGTGACCGCAGGATATAACCCTCTCTCTATGACCCTTTCTCCAGAGGTGTTCTATAAAACCCTCAGGCAGTATGGTCTCGACGACGACACTATCTCTATGGTGACAGAGAGGATTAGGAACTGGTCCAGGGCTGGCACAATGACCCAAGAAATGCGTCTCGGGCCGGGGAAATACAATTCAACTTATAGTTCTGAGGTAGATAAAATCAACAAAAAACTCCGTGAGATAACTGGGGGAAAAGTAATCACCACTCTCCAGTATCCGCTCGAAGGATGGGAAGGTTTCTTCCGCAACCAGGTCGGACAGCAGTCGTTCGTCAAAAACTTCAAGAGAACAGGAGACGTCGATAAGGCTCTTGGCTCTGCTCTGTTTGATACATCCAACGCCACTACGAACTTCTCTCATTCTATTGGCAACCTGAAGAGGGCGACATCTACAATCCCATACCTTTCTTCTGCTGTGAACGGCACTGTGTCATTCTGGAGATTGTTCAATATGGACCCAGTAGGAATGACGGCTCGTATCGTTGGCGGGTTTATGATTCCAGTGATGGCTATCACGGCCTGGAATTTGAGCTCCGAAGAAAACCGTGCAGTGTATGAAACTCTCCCAGAATGGTATAGGCAAGGGCACCTAGTTATGGTGGACCCGCAAGGGAACGTAATTGCCTTCCCTCTGCCAGAAGAAATCCAACAGTTCTCGGGCACAGCAAGAAAACTCATTGAGTTCACTCAGGACGCTACTCCATTTGCCCTCCCGACTATCGCGGCACAAGGGGCATTTGGCTTTGTCCCATTCGAGGTGGATGGGTTCTTCGCTGATGACGGTTCAATTAACATTGGGCGAGGGATTGGGCAAATGCTTAGCGGGATAATGCCTCAGGCATTTACCACTATCTACGAGCTGGCTGCCCAGGAAGACTTGTTCACAGGACAAGACCTATCCAATATGGAATGGTGGAATCAGTTGATTAACGCCGGCACCAATATGTTCGGTACTGGGTTTAAGAACGTAGTGAACTCCATCGGGATTATGTGTGGTGTTCCAGAAAAAACTTTAGTGGGACAAAGTTTCCAAAATAATCTCGCTCGTGATTTGTTCGGTATGGGCTTTAACGCCGCCAGAGACCAGTTCAACGCTATCGTAGGGAATCCAAATAGGGTAACCGAGGATGGGAAAGAAGTAAAAGCCACGGGTCTGTTTGCAGAAAACGAAGAGCTCCAGAGAAAGATAAAAGCCTTGGACACGAAGATAGCCACTGCCTCCGACGATGAGAAAAAAGGATATGAGGAGCAGAAGAAACAGCTAACCGATGACTTTATCAATCGTGTTTCCAACCTGATGAACAATTATCAGCGTTTGTTCCAGGTGACCGGTGGACTACAACAGTGGCAGAAAACAAGGCTGGTCCAAGTTCTGACGCTCGGTAACTCCTATTCTTCTGCAAGCGATGACAGTTACCAGGCCGCCAGCTCCAACCAGGCATACCTCGATGAGCGTGGTTTGGCGATTCAGAGATACCAGCAAATTGGGCTACCTTCAGGTCCGACACAGGAGAACCTGGCAGGCACAGATTCGTTTGATATTCAGGCAGCAGTTAATAGGTTCTACGGTGTAGCAAAACAAGCCACTCAGGACTTCAAGAACGCCGTAGAAGATTCTGGGATGAAGGATGTAAGAGATGAGTTCTACTCTGTGATGCAACAAATCTATGACGCCGCCGACGAGCAAGGGCTAAAACCAGACTATGACCTCATTGAAAGAATTCAGGCCCGCTACCTCCAGATGATGGATGCCACCCTGGTTCCTCTCATCAACCAATATGGAGTGAATATCCTGAACAACAACGACTTCATTGACGCTGTAAGGAGGCAGGTGAGCGGTATGATTCCTTCAGACGACTGGAGGCAGTCGGCTCGAAATGCCAAGAAGTTTCTCTCGACAAAAGACTTCCCGACCGCAACAGTTGATGTCAAAAAATGGCTCAAACAACGGTATACTTCTGGTATGCGAAACCGCAACCTTGCCTCTGACCCAGAGGTAACCGACAGAATTGAGTCAATCAGGAATGACATAGACGCTGGGCGAATGGGGGCAGCCGCTGGAAAGATTGAGGACCTCAGGACAGGAATCAGCAAAGCCAACTTCTATATCTCTAGCGAAGACCTGATGATTTTGAACCAACTTAACAATATGGTAAAATAGGAGTCAATATGGAAGAGAATAAGACACAACCAAGTTCTCCGGGGGAAGCAGTAAATTATATTATTTCCTACTTCAAATTCCTCGGTATAGACCAGGCGGACATTGATTTTACTAAACGCCCGAAGGGCTTGCCTGATGATGTCGATAAGGCTTGGGATATTCTCGAGAAGGACCAAGACGAATACGAAGAAATTTACGGAGTAACTAATGTCGAAGGTGAGTGAAAGAATAGAAACTAAGAAGGTAACAGATATTGAAATTCTGACTGAGACGGTCGCTACCCTTACGGTTGCAGTTCAGACTCAGAACGACATCATCCTCTGTCTGCTCCATAAGTTCAATTTGAATCACGACCTCCCTTTTTGGACCACGAAAGAGGGGATGGAAGAGGACGTGGAACCGAAAGTAAAAGCCTGCATCGAATCGGTGAGGAGATTATATGGACCCAGCGAGACTGATAAAAGCTAGAGAATACTATGACCGAGTGTTAAGGGGCGAAGAGAAACACTCGGTCGCCCTCGAGCTCTACGGCAAACGTTCAACAGATGTAGTAGAAAAGACTCCTGAGTATCTCGCCATCGTCTCTGCCGCCTCGCAGGTAGAGAAAGAAGAGCTGAAGAAAGAGATTGAGCAGGTTAAAAGAAAGCAGATTAAATCCTACTCCAATCTGTTAGATAAAGGTGAGGAACTAATGAACGGGGCTAAGACCACTCAAGAAAAGATTGCGGCCCAGGCAAACCAACGGGCCAACCTCTCTCAAGGGATAATTACCGAGGCTCTCTCTTGGAACGGAGAAGACAGAAACAAAAATGATATGGGGGATATACTCGAAGGCGTAATCGTGTAGTTATGAAACAAAAGGAGATATATGTCAATATGAACATACCACAGTTGCCATTTGTCCAGGATAAAGATAAAATAAAGCTCAATGGGCCTGTGTTCCTCTCGTGTGGGTGTGGGAATGTGATTGCTCGGTGGGCTACCGTGGCCCAAAATCTTTCTACCCGTATCCCTCAGGGCAAACCAAAAGCCTCCCGCATTATCCACGATTGGTTGACGCAAGAAGGATTATGGGATAGTTATCCTATATTCAAGCAACATACCTTCGGAGTGGTGGTGGCCGAGACTGAGGACGGAATTGAATGTGTAAACATTATGGACGGTGCCTCAATGAAGGCGGCCGAAAAAGTTGGACAATTAATAAGGAGACACAATGATTATTGCAGAAATCATAGGGTGGGTGGCAACAGTATTTAGAGCTGCCGGGATGCTGATGAAGTCAGCAAATATGGTGAAGTATTTAGTGAGTGCAGGAAACTTTTTCTGGCTGGTAAATGGCATAATGACAGGTAACATCCCACTTGTCGCAAGTAACGCTATCTGTTTAGTGATAATGTTAATTGACATCATAAAGGAGAAATGTGAACACAGACGCAATCATTAAACAGCTTGAAAAAGCACTGAGCAAGAAGGACGATAAGGAACTTCGGCTGAGGGTCGAGGTTCTTGTTGATATTCTGAAGGAATCAAAACGCCCGGTTCCGACCCCAATGTCTGCACCAACCCAACCAATTCTCCCACGCTACGAAGAACCGTCACTTAAGCCACCATATGAAGTCACTTCACAATCGAATAAAATAAACGGAGCGGGACCGATTGTGGGTGGCGGAGAACAAATAACCTACTCCCGCCCCCGAGGAACTTGATATGAATGAGGAAAAAATCAGCCGCATCAAGGCGATTATCCCCAAAGTCCGTGAACTTCGACGAAGATATAACAATATCCTGAACGATGTTATCGAGGGACGAGTGACAGAATACAATGGCGAGGATTTAGTCCGCCTTGTAGGAACACTCGAGGCACTCTATAACCATCTTTTAGTCTCCCTTGCTTCTGATGGAGACCTGTATTGTGCAGGGAAACACTTAAGCTATGCTATTATATTAGCAGGGGAGATGGACGCTCCTGACGTAGAGGAGCTTTATGAAATAATGACCATTATCTCTGACAGCAGAATTGAGCCTTGCAGCTCGTGCAAGCAGGAGGAGGAAATGGATAACAAGAAAGGAGCTCAAGATGAGTAAAAAACTTATCGGCTATATCATCGGTGGAGCGGTTCTTCTCGCTGCTGCTATTACCGGTGCAGCCGTGAATATCAACATTGAAAACGGGAAAGTAAAAGCTGACATCGTTTACTCGGCCGAGTCTGTAACCCCAGAGATTACAGAGGGGGTGGACGGAATTGAGTCTGGCCGGGGAGAAGTCAAAATAAATGGAGAGACTATTCCCACTGTGGAGTCAGTAGACGCCACTGGTCCACAAGTAAACCCAGAGGATGAAACTCCTACTGAATGTCCAGAAGGAGAGGAGTGTGGTCGGGGGGCAACGTATCCTTATGTGGACACCTCAACTCCACAAGCTTTCATTAATGCTACTCTCGGCGGCTGTTACGATGTCGACGGTCATTATAATGAACAGTGCTGGGACTATGCGGCTTTGTTCTTCCTTAACTACGCGGGTAGAACCTTCTACACCTGTGGAACTGGTGCCGCCAAAGGAGCTTTTGCTGACGGCTGTTGGCAGAAGAACGCCGGAAATGAATTTGTATTCACCACTAATCCAACCGACATTATCCCTGGTGCGATTGTAGGGTTCAATAACGGGACTTTCGGACACGTTGGTATTGCTACTGGTTATTATAACAACGGCTACGTCACGTTGGCGGGTCAGAACCAGGGCGGGGGACTGTGTCCAGGTTCAACAATGGGTGCCCGGGTGAATGTTATCAACATCAGCCTCAAATACTTTGCGGGTGCGTTCATTCCAAAGACTTACATACCTAGGCCTCAGCCTTCACCAGAGCCCACTCCTGCCCATTCTCCAGCCGAAGACACTATCACATACGTTGTGAAGCGTGGGGACTCTCTCAGCGCCATTATGAAGCGTTTTGAAGGCACTATAGATTGGAACATGATGAATGATTATGCAAAGCATTGGGTATCTACAAAAATAAAACCCGGCCAAACAGTCTATGAAGGTTGGACAAGTAGGTTCGGCGTAGGACTTTACGCAGGAGATGTGATAGAATATAGGAAATAGTATGGAAGAAATTTGGAAAGAAATCCCTGGATACCCGATGTATAGAGTTTCCAATTTAGGAAATATTAAACACATCGAAACAACTCAGTATAGGCATGGCAAAAAACAATCGTTTTGGTATCACCATCCAGAAAAGATTTTATCACCTCGTATAGGAACTAATGGCTACACAAGGGTGACTCTACGAGAAGATGGGAAATCAAAAGATTTTTCAATACACCGTTTGGTGGCAAAAGCATTTATCGAGAACATAGATTCTAGACCCTGTGTGAATCATAAAAATGGCGATAAAACAGATAATCGTGTAAGCAATTTAGAATGGTGTACCTATCAAGAGAACGTACATCATGCTATAGACACAGGTTTATTTGACCACAAAAAGACCTCACTACTGGGGGCAAGAAAGGTTTCTAGAGCTGTCCAGTCGTATGACCCAAACAGTGGCGAGAAATTAAAATATGAATCTAGTTTAGAGGCAATGAGAAAAACAGGAATTTATTATAGAACAATCCTCTCTTGTTGCCATGGAGAAAAATATCATAAAACAGCAGGAGGACTTATATGGAATTTTATCTAAGCGGGTTGGCCCAGAAAGTGGCAGAACAAAACGGAATCAAGAATAGAGGCCTGATTTATCCTAATCAAAAGATTGTGATTAACAAGGCTCTGTTCAATGTATATTAACCCTGATGAATTAGATGAGGAATTGGCCCTAGAGAAGTTATCTCTTAAACGGGCCAACCCAAAAAGGAGAAAGAATGAGTATAGTGTATCAAAACGTAAAGATAGGGCTCGAGAGAAACGGCGAGACGAAATATCTATCGGATGTAGTCGTGGACGGAGAAAACGTTTCTTATCAGCTTTCGGAGCAAGGTCAAGTGTGGCCAGGAACGGAGGTGTCAGGCCTCCTTTCCGTACTCAGAAAAGCAGAACCGGACAATAATTTTATCGTCCTAAACGGTGATTAGGCTGAATTCCCCCGCTATGTGCGGGGGATTTTTTATTGGAGGTTTTGTATTTTGTGCCTTGTATATTGCTCAAAGAGCTCAATCATTAACGCTTCTTTTTCTCCGCTGTATTCAACGGATACTTGGTCTTTGTGAACAATGGGTTTCCCGCCGATAATGTTGATGCACTGTACTAGGTTGTCTCGCTGTGCGACGTCTACATAAGCTATACACCTAACCATTTTATCGCCTCCTTTCTAATGTGCTAATTTTATTGTATCAAAAAACCGCCTCGCAGTTGGGCCGGTTTTTTGTATAAGTGGAGGTGCCACCTGGAGTTGCACCAGGGTAAACGGTTTTGCGGACCGTCGCCTTGCTGCTCGGCCATAGCACCTTATGTGGCAACCCTACTTGTAGTTCACAGGGTAGGTGAGCCACATTCAGAGCTCCTACGCTCTGGTCCAACGCTCGGCGGCTAGTAGGAGCTTCGTTGCTGTCCCGCACACGTCAGCGTTCCTAGGTGGACGATTCTATTATAGCATAATTATGATACAATGGAATTGCAGGACAGTAAGCCATTAACTCCACCCTGCCCGGTCGTCGGTGACTGTTGTAAAAATAAACAGCGGACCAAAATAAACAAACCGACCACAGTGTTGCACATCCACAATCTAGGAATTAAATGAATGTGAGTCTTTACCTCCACTCACTCTTTATGTTAAATGTATGACCAAACAACAGATGAAGTACTCGCAGTCTTCTCACCGACGTCCGGTTTCTCCGGACTTTTTTGTTGAAATGTGTGGGCTGAGTGTGGTATACTAGGAGTATTGGTCGCTATCGTATCAAATGCGACCACATTAACAATTAAAATGGAGGTTGCATTTTCGCCTCGTATCTGATACAATAGAGGTGATACGATAGCGAAACAACCTCCGGAAACGGAGGTTCTTTCTATGGCCAAGTGGGTCAAAGGTAAATACAAAATTAAAATGAAGAATGACTTTTCAGAGGTGGAGGGCTCGGTCAACGGACAGTGGGGAATAGACAAGAGGGACGGGAGGTATCTCCTTACCCATCTCCCGACAGGTGGGCTGGCCGAAAGTGCGAGGACAATGACGTTCCTGAAGAAACTGGTGGACACACCAGAGTTCCAGACTTTTGACGGGAAAAATGTTGCCCCGCTTCGTGACACGATACAACGATTCCGAAACGAATTCGGGTGGAAAGCATAGTAAAATAAAATAAAGGAGATTTTCTTATGGAAGAAAAATTAAAAAAATTAGAAGAGTTTTTAACTCCAAAAAGTGATTACTTCTACAACCCTGGAGATTTTATTACGGCGGAAGAAATAGATGTAATCCTTAAATTTCCTCAAGCGATGAGAAAAAACTTGATGCCAGGTATTCCAAATGGGGTGAGCAGAACGAGTAAAAACTTCTACAGATATTCCGCAGAGCTAAGGTGCAGAAAATGTGGTGAAAAAGTTCTTTTTGAAAATATCACAAAGAATCAGTTGTTAGAGAAAATATCGTCCAAACGATGGGGATGCGTTTGCGATATGTGCAAACAAAAAGAGATTGATGAACGCAGTCGGCAGAGGAGTGCTTATGAAGCAGAACGGTTGTGCCAACTACCTATGTTTCTGAGTCCCGACAATTCTTTTTGCCCAGAAGTGAAACCTTGGAAAAGATACAGCTTACTGAGAAATATACTGCCGTTTTCTGAACAGGACTTTGCCCAGTATGCTGAAGACTTAAAAGCCCTTTCGTATCACGACTTTCTCAAAACTCCTTATTGGGATGCTATATCCCAAAAGGTCAGACAACGGTATCATTATATGTGCTCCCTGTGTGGCAGGAAAGAAGGCCTTAATGTGCATCATAAGACATATATCCATCACGGCTACGAAGCATACCATCTCGAAGATTTGATTTGTTTGTGTGCAAAATGTCATTCTAAATTCCACGGAAAGGAGATAGCATAATGTTAATCAAACCACAAAATTGCTGGGAACAAATACCAAAGAGTTGGCTTCGCGACTCCCGCCTAGGGTTCAAGGAGTTAGGAATACTTTGCAAACTTCAATCCCTACCAACCAGTTGGGAGTTCAGCATACAGGGATTAGCCGCTATTATGAAGGACGGAACAGATTCAATCCGCAGTGGAGTCCAGGCACTAGAAGAGTTGGGCTACCTTACTCGTCAAGGACAGAAACGGAATGATGATGGGCACTTTTCTGGGGGAGATTGGGTGCTTCACGAGGTACCTTTTGATGAGTTGAAAGTAGCCGAAGACCCGATGTCGGAAAACACGACACCGGAAAGTCGGCCACAAATAGAGAAAGAAAGAAACCAAGAACTAAAGAAGGACCCTATGCTGGCCGAAAAGCCAAGTGTGGTCAGGGTGGAGAAATGGGACTTCGATTCTAAAGGAACCTGGAAAAGAAAACGAACTGTCTACACTACGGTTGAGGAAGCGGACAAAATCGAGGAAGCAGAGAAGGACGAATATGTTTCGTTCGGCTTCTGGCCTTCCCCCACACTCGTGGGACATCAGGACAAAATGAAAACTATGTCCGAGAAGAAAACAAAACTCAAGACTGAATACCCTGAGCCGGAAGAAAAACCGGAGAAGAAGACTGGTGGCTATATGGAAGGAATAGAATGGTAGAGAAGAAGAAAGACGTTCTCCCCGCCGGCTTCAACGATTACGAGAACATCAAGAAAGCCGTCTCTCAGGCGGATGAGAAGTGGGACTGGGTAGCCAAGAGCGATAAATACTCCACTGGCCTTCCTCTTCTGGACGACTACCTCGGCGGTGGGTTCGGTGTCCGTGGGGCTGGTGAAGTAATCTTGATTCATTCCACATCTAAAACTTTTAAGTCCACGTTCTCAATGCAGTTGATGCGGACACAACTAGAGAACGGAGTGAAGGTGGGATGGATTATTATCGAGGGTGGTTTGTGGCGTGCTCTCCGTAACTTGAAACAGTTATACGCCCCAGTTTCAGGAAACGGAAAGGCCGTAGGGTATGAACGCTACGACGCCTTGAAAAAAACTCTGCCCGACTTAGTGTTTGCTATGTCTGAGGAGATGCAGATGAGCGATTTCAAGATGAACCAAGTGATAGCGTGGATGCAGAAAACTAGGTTGGAGCACGGGGTGGACCTATTTCTCATCGACCCCATCGGCTACCTCTCTGACTATTCATCTGACTGGAACATCCCCGACTACAAGAAGGAGAGCAAATTTATGAAGGAGTTGGTCCAGTTCGCCGATAAGACGGGCTCCACAATCATCTGCCTTCAGCACAACACAAAGGGGAATGAGAACTCTATGAACCCATCGCATCGTGAAGCCGCAATCGGAGGGTCGCAATCATTCTCTAAATCTCCAACAAAGGTAATTGAGATGAGGAACGAAGGCTGGCTTAACGATGACCCTCTTGCGGGTAAACTCCTTTCACTTGAGATGTATATGGCCCGTGATGTTCGGGACTGGAAACGCCAGCCAGTTCTGTTAGAGATAGTTTTTCACCCGGACGGCAAAGGCAAGTTCTTCTCTATGCACAAGTATGACGCAGATAAAGCCGCTGACCTCCTTAAAAAAGGTGACGATAAAGACAAAAGAAAACTCTGGTTCGGACAAATTAAAAAGGATGGGGACGAAGATTTAGAAAACTTGTTGGAGGGACTATGACGGAGTTTGATAAATTAAACCTGATGGTAGTTCCGATTGAAGATATGGAGAAGTTCCATAAGCGTCCTAATTATAAGGGACTTCCAGTTAAATGGTCTGACCCTTCAACCTACTGCTCGTGGGAGGAAAGGGAAGATGTTTACCCAGGAGTTCAGGACTGGTATATCGTTCCTGCGGCTCGCTGTAAATATCGTAGCTCCGAGGGAGTAGATATTTGTTACTATGTAATCGACGTAGACAACCACGAGGGAGATAAGTTCGAGGAGGCCTGCAAGTTCCTTCGCTCCTGTAATCTCCCTAAGTCTCTCACTGTCCGAACACCGTCAGGTGGTATTCATAAATACTATAAATGTTTGTCGGATTATGTCCCTAAAGCGGTTAATGGTGTGACTATCAACGGAGTGAAACTTCCTATCGAAATAAAATCTTCGGTCGGTGTGGTGGCACCGAACGGCCGTGACCGTATCATTATCGACGATAGCCCAGTGGCGATGCTTATGCCCGATAGCAATATGTTATTCTCTCAACTGGTTCACATCAAAGATAACGGACCACATCTACCACGCAAAGAAACCGACCCGAACTTTCCTATTGAAGAGGAACCTTTTCCCGATTCTATTCCTGGTGATAGACATAATACCCTGATGGCAACGGCTTGTTCTCTTTACGCCCGAGGTTGTCCGCCAGAGAAGATACAATGGTGGGGCGAGGAATTCTACCGACGCACCAACCGTAAGCAACAGCCAAATGAAATCAGCAATATCGTTCGTGATGCCGTGCGGTATGTTGATGATGACGAAGCCGTGAACGAACAACTCCTAGTAGAACTGAAACAGGAAGCCGAGGAGGATGCTCAGGACACAAATGCCCTGACCATCGAGGACATATTCCCTGGGGCCGAGGAGCTCACTGGCTGGGATGCTGTGCTTGCTAAGTCGGTCTTCTCCGATAAGGAAGAGACCAAGCGATACATCAAGGAGGAACTTAAAAACATTCCGCCCGAGGACCTTCCGTTTGTTCGTGGGATGCTGAACCCAAATAAGATGCGAGAAACCTGGGCCTCCACCCCTTACGAGAAGCAACTAAAGTATGAGGCATTCAAGGATTCAGTCAAAAGCCTATTGCAAAAATAATTTTTGTGTGTTATACTGATAACAATAAGACTTAAAGGAAAGGAAAAAGTAAAATGTCGAAGATGTCACAACTCCACGCTGAGCTCTCGGAACAGGCCTATGATATGGGCTATGAGTCTCTTGGTGAAGCAGAGCAGATGGGGTGCGAGGTGGACTGGGAGAACCAGAAGTTAATTCCACCCGAAGAAGCTGCCCATAATTCGATTCTGCGAGAGCGTGACGAGATAATTGCTGACCTAAAGAAGCTGGTAACCCGTAGCGAATATGACAGAAGAACTAAAACAAGAGCCGTTGAGTTCTTAAGAACGGAGGTTAAGTGAGTTCAAAAATAGAGTCAACCCAGGAGACTATGACTGCCACTGGTCAAACGGGGGTGGCAAAAATTAAAGAGGTTCAATTTATAATTCCTATACCAAATCAGCCATATACCGACGCACGCCCTCTTATTACGGGGGATTCGTGGGACGATATTAAATCGTTCGCTGCCGATATTGCGGCGTCTATTGGCAATAAAAAACTCGCCACTACGCTCGGCAACAATAGGGAAGGCAAAGAAAAAATCTGCACTGACCAAGGCTGTCTCTATCTTGACCGGAACACCCATGAGTATGAGGGTGAAGACGGAACCAAGTTTATCTCTGGTTCAACTTGGGCTCACCAATTTGAGAGGCCCTTTGACCCACAACTTATCGCTCCCAAGGTTGCTGAAAGAAAACTCACCACAGTAGATAAGGTGATTGAGGGGTGGGACATGAAGTCAGAAGTCTCCCTGTCCTACGGAACCACGGTTCACAAGGCAGTTGAGTGTGCTATCAAATACAATGAGCTCCCCAATAATCCCCACCTTGCCACCCTTGCTCAAGATGCACTTGACCTGATTAAAGACCAGGAGGTCTCCTCGGAGCAATTCATCTGCTCATTCGACGACCACTTCTGTGGCATCGTCGATATCTTAGTCAACCTCGGCAACAAGCGAGTGAAGGTAGTTGACCTCAAAACGGGTGACATCTATAAGAAAACTTCCCTCACCACCGAGGCAAAAGAACTTTGGCCCGACCTCCAGTCCAAAATGATTTCCCTTTATCAACTTCAGCTCTCATTCTACGCTTACATCCTAGCCAAGATGGGGTACAAAGTAGATGCCCTTGAAATCTGGGCTGAGGCGGCTGAAGCGTGGGAAGTAGTAAAGTTACCCGTCTTGGACATTAGAAGGGCGTTAGAAGCGGAATGAAGCGGAATGAGAGCAATATAATCACACGGCTTCCTGGCTGTAAACCAGGTCGTATTTCTCGGCACCCCACAAACACCCAGCAGATTGACCTTTGCCCGAACTGTATGTGTGCAACCAAGGTCCTGATGGATGACGACGGTAACAGATATTGTGGCAGGTGCAAACAATATAGACTGAAAGGAGTTCTTGATGGTTGATTGGTCTCCCGATTACGAATATGAAACAATTAAAGTCTACTTCAACGGAAAGGAATACAATATGAAGGACAAAGAAGATAGAAAAGTATCGTTTAGAGAAGGAGGTAAAGAATGAAACCAATGAGAGCTAAGTGTGCCAAGTGTGGAGACATTATAGAGGTGTCTCACTACGGGGAATACAAGTCCTGCAAGTGTGGGGCCATCTCCCTCGACTATGGCGACGGGTACTACTCCCGAATGGGTGGTGCTCCTGAGGATTTCGACAAGGAGTTAGTCAATGGGAGTTTTGTCAAATGCAAGTAGAAAAAATAGAAAGACCTAACCTTGACAAGCTCCGAGAGGAATTAGAGAAACTCTATAACGATTTTCAAATGGACCTCCCATCTGGCAACAGCCCACAAGAAGTGAACCAACTTCGTTCCCTTGCCGCCCACGCATCTGCTTCTATGCTGACTCTTTCCCTCTACCGTAGGTCGTTAGACGAATACATCCGCAAGCGTGAGGCAGAAATAATCCTGGCCCACAACGTAGCTAAGGATGTCCCTACTCCGAAGGATGCTAGTATGAAAGCCTTTATCAACCAGGAATTGGCCATAGAAAAGTCCTACTTCCAGCAATTAGACAGTATGATAGATATAGCAAAGACTAGAACCTTACTAATAATGTCATTACTTAAATCACTATCGGAGGAGAGATATGTCTAATATTGAAAAGATTAGATTGGACGATGAGATACCAGAAGAATATGATAATCTCGCCGACCGTACAGCTCAAGATATGGTAATGGACCATCTCTGGGCTAGTTATCAGCTCATTAAATCAGTTCACCCAGACATCTGTGGGTTCAAGGCTATGCTCGTGGATGATGGAGAAAGTTCTAGAGTCGAACTTGATATAATGAAGAAAGAACCTTAATAATCCGTGGTGCTTACCAGTAACGGGCAACGTCGTCCCGCCGTCAGTGTGCGGGTAAGTTAAATAGTCGCATAGAGTGCAGCCACACCTTTCTGTGAGCGAGGAGGCTAAACCTCTGAACTCAAGCACATCCACAATTTGTGGTAACGGTTTCTTTGGCAATAAACCTCGCTTTAGAATCTTGTTACCACCCCTAGGCTCACTTTAATATCAAATAATAAATTAAATGTTCAATTTATGTATGGCTAAATTTAGTGTCTGTGAGCCGTAACACACAGGACTTATATCAATAATAGTTTATAAGTATTACCTACCTGTGTGCTATCGGTCCTACGGGGGGAAACCCCTGCGGGCCGAACCAAATGCCAAACAATAATGAAGAAAGGAAAAGAAAATGGCAGAACCAAACACCAAACTTAAATTACAAAAGGTTCGGGTAATATTCTACAATGATGTAGACGAAGGCTTCGGCACCTCAATCACTATTGACTGCACTGACCCTACGGTCAAGAAACAGATTGAGGACTGGGTGAAAGAGAACAACATCGGCAAAGAGACTCCGGGTGAGGCGAAGATTAGAGAGTACACTAACGAAAAAACGGGAGAGACAACCCTCCAGTATGCTTTTAAGATTAATGAGTTCACGAAGTATGCTGGCCTCAATGGTTTGTCTGAAAAAGACCTCGGTTATGGAGCGGTCATTGACCTTATCGCCAACGCCTACACCTATAACAACCGCTTCACCGCTGGAAAAGACCGTGTAGGACAGTCAGCCTCAGCTATTGTCATCAGAAGCGGGGCGGCTACTGGTGGAGATTCGGACCTCGCGGAGCTGCTCGGTGACCTCGGAGAAGAGCCAGACGAGGAAGTTAAAGCGGGAAATGTGCCTTTTTAATGGCAAGAAGTAAAGAAGAGGAGAGAGCCCGGCTTCGGGCTCACTACCTTGAGCATCAAGAAGAGATAAAAGAGCGAAGCCGTAGATATAGGGCCACGCATAAAAAGGAATTGGCGGAGTATTTTCGTAGGTATAGAGCGAGAAAGAGGAAGGAATTATCCGAATATAACCAGGAATATAGAGCGAAACGCTCTCGAAAAACAGGCGGGGCAAATCACAAAATCAACAACGCTATCAAGGAAGGAAAAGTTTCACGGCTTCCTTGTGGAGTGTGTGGGAAAGAGTCTGCTGAAGCCCATCACGACGACTACAACAAACCGCTGGATGTTCGCTGGCTCTGCAAAAAATGCCACGCCGAATGGCATAGATGTAACAAACCTAAATATGTGGGAGATAACTAATGGCTGGACATTCTAACTTTGACCAGGAACTTAGGGCTAGGTGGGACGAGTTTACCTACAAGGCGAACAAGCGTAAGGGTGGAATGGCTGGCTCATCAAAGGGTCAGCCCCGACCCTACGCCAAACAACATATCCTGAAAGCCCGACTCTTCTCCCCTAAAATCGTGGGCACTGTCCTCACCGTCACCCCGAAGCATAGGTTCAAAAAATTCGGTCCTGGAGTTTATTACCAATGGGAAGTGACTGAGCCTGGGATTGGTATAATAGAAGGTGTCGAGGTTTCCGCTCAGGAAATCTCTGACCACTTCGTTGTTAAGCAGAAAGGCAAGAGATGAAAAGAGAAAAGTCCCTGTCCAGACAAGAGCTAATAAAAAGAATTGACCGTTTGTTCCAGGCGTGTAGAAGGTATGACGGAGCGTGGAAGAAGAACGGACAATGGTATAACCGTTGTGTTACTTCTGGTATGGTCTTGCCGATAGAAAAAATCCAGGCCGGGCATTGGATACCTAGAGGATGTTACGCCACAAGATGGGACCCAACGAACTGCAACCCTCAGTCGGCACACGATAATCTCTACAAGAGTGGAGCCTATATTGAATACTCACATTGGTATATTGAGAAATACGGAATGGAAAAATACGAACAAATGATACAGACATATAGCCTACATAAACAAGGAAAGATACCCGCCTTCAAGATGGATGAGATTAGAGAGAAGTACGACTTCTGGCTAGAAAAAGGAAGAGCACTTGAAAAGAAAGTTGGGCCATTGTTTCCGAAGACTTGGAAAAAATTTGGTCCAGACTTTATAACTTCTCAAGAGCCTTAATGATTTCTTTCGTCTGCCAACCGTCCTCACCCTTATCTATATTCTTCCAGTAGAGACAGGTCTTGGAATTAGAAGAACATCCACACTCACCAGTAACGTGGCGAATAACACTGGTGAGTTTTTTCTTCTGCGTTGCGTTCAATTTCATACCCCTATTATACATCTTCCCTGTAATAAATCGGCTTATTCTTTCTGTGCCATTCCGTATGACATTTACGGCACAACCACATCACGTCTAATGGCTTATTGTAATCGCAGTGGTGTGCGTAGGAGGGTAAACGCCCACAAATTTGGCAAGGCTCTTTCTCGATAAGACCTTTTTTAATGGCGTGGTGAACCTTATTGCTCGCACTCCCCGTCTTCTTATCCCAGGCTCTACCATTCTCACGCACTTTCTCTGGGTTTAAGGTTCTCCACATCCGTTGTTTTGCGTTGACGTGAGCCTTGTGGCTTTCAATATATTTCCTCTGTCTCTCTCTGTATTTTTCCTTATTCTCTTGATAGTCTTTTCTCCTCCACTCTTTGTATCTTTCCCCGTTTTTCTTTCTCCATTTTTCATATCTCTCTCTGTTCTTTCTTTTCTCTTCTTCAGTCAAGACTCTCTTATGTTCAGCACGATATTTTTTTATCCACAATCGGTTTCTTTCTCTTGTTTCTTCAGGGTGTTCTTCTTTATATTTTTTAACATTTGCCTTAATTCTCTCTTTATTTTTGAGATAGTATTGGTGGTTATATTCTTTCCTGTTCATCTTTCTTCCTTTGGTTTTTTACGAAATGGAACTCCCTTAAAGGTTTCCCTGATAGCACACCTCGTTCGCCCTCGACCGTTGTTTTATACCCACCATTTTCTTTTCCTAGATGGACGAGCTCTGGACGACCGAAAGTATCTAACGTCCCAGATAAGTCTAGCACCCGAGCAACTTCTTTCCCCTCGCTCAACCTCATCACACGACCACAAGCCTGAAGCCACATCCTCAACGACAAGCACGGGCGACACCAGATTAAAGTGTCGGTTATGGGGGAGTTGAACCCAATGACAGCAACCCCACATTGTATTAGCCACCTTATTTCCCCTGCCTTAAATGCTCTCACAGCCTCTCCACGGGCTCTTGTAGGCGTTTTAGAGTGGACAATGGTAGTTGATAAACCTTCACGTTCACAAAGGGCTTGTAGGGCCTCTGCGTGGCGAATAAAAGGCAGTGCTACAATGCCTGATTTGATATTCCATTTTTCCTCGCACCCTTTCATCACTGAAAGACACCTCTCTACTGCTTTATTCCCCCAAATATCGAGACTTTCTTCGGTATAATCTGCTCCAGTGCTGTTAATTTCTAGCCTCCCCTCAATTTTAGACGAATAATACTGGACTGGTGTAAGATACCCACGTTCCATAGCCTGTTTAGTGGTAAGACCTTCCACTATCTCGCTCCACAAAAACCCACCTTTACACGGGATGCGGTTTATGGGCTGTATCATAGTGGTGGTAGTGTAATATCTCCCCCGTGAAGAAACTTTCGTCACATTTCTCCACGCACTTGCGGTCAGCCCCACGATTTTAATACGACTTCCGTCCTGTCGTTTGAGTTTGTTTATCTCAATTAATAGTTTCATAAAGGTGGTGTTAGTGTCGGCAGGGTTTATACTGTCGCACTCATCTATAACTACCACATCAGCGTTGTGAAATAAGGATGGATGTTTGTAGGCACTTAAAATTGTTGCCACTGTAATTGCTCCCACCTCTTTTCTATTCATTGAGGCAGAGTAAACAGCAGGGAACATTCCATCCTCTACCATTTCCTCATAATCTTGGGAACATAATTCTGCCGAAAGAGTGAGGACTAAAACTTTGCCCCATCTTTTGGCTATTTCTTTCACTACCAAAGTTTTTCCAGCCCCCGTGGGCAGGACATAGACAAACGGTCTTCTGTATGAAGAAAGTTTTTTATCTATGTAGTCGCAAGCCACGTCCTGATAATCACGAAGTTCTTTACTCACTCAACTCCTTACTGGCTTCTTTAGCCTCTTTGATTTTCTTCGCATACGCCCCGCCTCCAACCCAGTCAGGGTTTCGCTTTGGAGATTTGGTCGGTGTCCTTTTAACAGGATAATCAATGCCATACATCTCCAAACAATACTCGTGTATCTCTTCGGCACTCCACCCTTTACTTTCCAATCTCTCGTGTGCTTTCCACACTTTCATATAGATAGCCTTTGGGTTGGTAGAATACTCACGATTGTCTATCTGTGTCTTTGGTGGGTTCTTGATGAACTCCATTAGTTCATCGTTGACCTCGTCAATGAGAGCCAGTCGCCGCCTCAATTTCTCCGTCGACAAACTCGCCGCCTCGTTCCTCGCCTCACGCAGAATAATCTTCGTGAAGAAATACTTGGGGGACATACCATTCTCTCGTGCTAATTCTGTTAACAATTGTTTTGCTTTCTCCCCCAAATACAGTGTCGTTGGTCTTAACATTTTTCCTCCTTAAATTATGTTTGTTATAATGCGGACAATATCATGGGCGTCCAAAGTCGCAGTGATTGTGAGGTCTCCTTTCATCTTGTTTGCTCAATGTATTGTTTGATAACCCCCCCGTCCCCTTCGTGCCACTCGTCAATGGTTCTGACATCTGCTGTTCGGCAGGTGTAGTCCCCGTCTTCGTCCTCCCCCTCGTCCACAACTTGATTTTCATAATGCCAGTCGCACTCCTTTCCACATACCACGCAATAGCCACGCTCGTCGTCGTCCCCCCACTCTATCTTATGGTTACACTCAACCTCATAATCGTAGTCATATTCTTTGTTATCAACGGCAACAGTATCCCCGCTACCATAAACCCACGCCACGTTGTCGTCTAGGTCGCTGTCATACACCGAGAAATCTATGACCTCACGGTCTGGTGCTTCACTCTCGTAGATAGTTAAGCCGTATTGCTCTGCTATATTTTCGTTAAAATTACTCATACTTATCTACCTCTTTCAAATCGTTAATGATAATGTCGAAATCACGCTGTAATTCCAACACTAGACTTTCGTCCTCAATGCCTGCTCGGTCAAAATAGAACGCAATATCGTCATCACGAAGCCCAAACATTTTGCCGAGCATATTATCTACGCCAGTAAAATCTCCGTCCTCGTTTGCCAGTTCAAGGGCGTGGTCTATTGTGTCGCCACTCGGCGTGCCAGCTTCATACACACACAAGTTGCTATTTCGCCACCCACTCTCGTTCAGTTCGTCCTCAAACTTATACTCTATCTCATAAATACTAGCCATTATTCTCTCCTATCTGAATATCTAGTCCGTCTGTCGGGTCTTCAACGCCCAAGTAGTAGCGTTCAATTCGCCCACACTCACTAATGCTGTCCTCAACCCAACCACGAACCCACATTTCATATTCTTCACGGTTCTTAAACCCCCCGTCTTCTGACCGTAATTCTATATCGTCCTTAAATGCTTGCCACATTATATTTCTCCCTTTAATTCTTCTTCATTCTCCCTTGCTATGTCGCATAAGTCCTCGAAAAAATTGCTTTTCATAACCTCTAAATAAACCTCCCATAGTCTGTCGCTATCCACATCATAGCGATTCGCTACGTTTAATATTTCTTGCCTTTCTTCTTCTCCTATAACGATATTCATATTAACTCCTTTCTTAATCGTTCTAACTCTTTCATAGTTTCTACCATATCTCGCTCACTTTCACCCACTCGTCCTCAAACTCTACTAACGGTCTTAAATCTACCTCAACACCGTGTTCGTAGTCCTCACCGAACTCGTCCGTAAATACTTTCTCGTATTTCGTCACCTCGCTCGGTTCAATATCAACAAATCTTACACCATATCTCGTCTGACGGGGTATTGTTGTCGGGTTCGTTGAACCCTCTTGCTACTGCTAGGTATTTCATTTCTGTATCTCCTCAATTAACTCGTCCGCTTCTCTAATAATGAATTGAGTATCACCACCGAGAGCCAACCGCTTTATTTCGTTTAACCCCTCAATGATATAACCTTTTAACACTTCGTCTTTCATATTAACTCCCTTTTACTAACGCCCAACTCGGACAAACGCCACTATAATAGCCCTGCTCTATCTGTTCGGCGATATATCTTAATGTTAATGCCACTTCTTCGGGGGTGTTCCTCATTTCGTCTTCGGTAATTTTTATGCTCCACATTTTAATCTATCTCCCTCAAGTAATAATCTTTCCACTCTTCCGACCAGTTATCTAACACCCAGTTATCAAATTCGTGCCACAATCCAGCGAACAGCCTACATTTTTTCTCGTCTTTCTCGTAATACCAACTCAACCAGTTCAGCACTAAACTAAACTCCGTGCCTAGCACCTTGTCCGTCCGTGCCAACTCCAACCCACGCTCGTAGGTATCTCTAATACCACGTAACCCACCAAGTTCAGCACCCACCCTAAAATCGCCCCACCAAGTTCCTGTCAATTCTTTACCTGTATCAACAGCAATACTAGGTATCTCCGTGTAAAATGCTAGGGGGTTCATAATTCCTCCCAAACAAAATCACTTGCTTCAAATCCAAGCACAGCCAAAAACTTTTTATCTTCGTCCGTAAAATCGCCGTTCATACTATAATAATCAGCACAGATATTGTAGTCCATTTCGTCCGTAAAATAGATGTCGTTTTCAGGTTCTTTGTGGTCGGTGTGATATTTCTTATCACGCTCACACATATAATAGCCGTGTTCGTAAACACAGATTTTGTAGTAGTCAAACAGACTGCCATATTTTACTTTTCTCATTTTATTCCTTTCATTTAATCTTTTATTCCCCACCTGCTATCAGTATAGCACACATTTTCTAATAAGTCAAACATTTTGTATTATTTTTTTGACTTACCCATGTCCAACACCTGCCAATTCCTGCTCAATTCGTGCCAACTCCTCCTCGTTCAGATTTTCAAAGTGTGCCAACTCTCCATAACTTATACCTCTATTCTCCGTCCGCATAAGCCACTCGTCAAACTTGCCGACCACCTCCTGCCTATACTCCTCTAATTCAAACTCATTTAATTTATTCATAGCCTACCTTTCTGCCACTATTCTAGTAGTAGCGTCATTATTGAATATCATTTTCTGACACCCCCTACACAGCCCAGTCTTCAAAAACTCACGCTCGCAAGCGTTCAGCGTTCCGATTTCCTGTATATAGCACTTGCCATTTCGCCACTTTCTATACTTTTCATATTCCGTGTCCGTCAAATCTATACTTTCTATCACTCCACAATCACATCTCCTAATGATTTTCATAATACCTCTCATATAAGTTATTTTCCTCAATACACCCCTGCCACCCATAAGCCGTGCCGTCATTCCATCCCTTGTTATAACCCCCATTATACCCTCGTTCATAAGCCAAGCCGACCGACAGAATAAACACCAAGCCACAAAGCATCGCTATAATTCCGACAATAATTTTCCCACTCATATCAAAACTCCTAGCCTATACTTTACTATTTCCTTTATTCTGCTCACTTGCGACTTGCGTTCAGGTATCAGCCGACTGCCGTCCGTTTCCCAGCCATAATATGCCACTATTTCGGGTTCATCATCTTTACTGCCCGACTTATTCCACTCGCAATATGATAAAGGTTCAGCCCCTAGCATATACCCTGTATCTCCATATTCTCGCTCAATAAGCCCTCTCTTCTCTGCTAGTTTTTTTGCCGTATAATAATTCGTAAAATACTTCATAATTCCACCCCCCTCGCTCTATACTCTGCCACAATTTCTGCCACTTTCGACTCTGCCATTTTCTCTGCCTGTTCTTTATTCTTCACACTCTGCCGTTTTACAGGTATCAACAAAACCCTAACTCCCCCACTAGGATTTTCCAGCCCCACAAACGCTTCAAACTCTCGATATCTCCTCTGTATATTCAGATAATACCCTCGTTCCCTCATTCCCCCTGTAAAATAGTTATATCCCCCCAAGTCATAACTCACATTGTAATAGAGTGTATCCTTCCCCGTGTTATATTCTTTCATATTTTCCTTTCATTTAATATTCTTCTATAAACTTTTTTGCTTCTTCTAATGTTCTACAAATAGTTTTATCTTCGCCGTGTAATTCGTCACGCACGACGTATTCTATTGGTATCACATTGTTTTCTTCTACCTCTTCCCAAGTTTCAGGGTCAAGATAGGTTTCTACCCTTTTCAACGCTAGTATTATCATTTTTGTTCCTTTCGTTTAAGTTTATTCATTCCCCCACATCTCTATTTTAGCACACTTGCGATTATAAGTCAACTACAAGTCAAACTATTTACAACGCTTTTACTGCCTTTGGTGGCTTCAGCCCCCCTGCCACTGCCCACGCTATAACATCCCCCACTGCCTCGCAATATGCTTCCCAATAATCGCCATATATATGCTCGCTCAATTCTACCCCCTGCCATTTATCGAGCAATTCTTTTGCGTCTTGTTTGTAAGCGATATAATTTCCGTTCCTTGCCCAGCGTTCGCCAGCCTTTCGCCAGTCCAATACTCCACCGTTCCAATCCCCACACTTAAAATCTGCCCTATCTGCCCCCTGCCAAATATCAGTCCAGAATACTTGTTCACTTTCTGCCGTTCTTTTCAACTCGTTTATTATCTCCAAATAGTTCATAATTCCCTTTCATTTAAGTTATTTTCTGCCCCCCTAATCCCAGTGATTCTCTTCCCCTTGTTCAATTCTATCAAGGCGTTTTGCCCAATAGTGTTGATATTCTTTCTTCGTCATATTTTCCTTTCGTTTAATTCTCTCGCCCCCCACTTCCTCTATTCTAGCACACTTTCCCCGATATGTCAAACAAAAAGTCAAACTATATTTTCGCCCCCACTTTCTCCTGTTTTTTTTCGCCCCCCCACTTTCTCCGACTTGCTCATTATAATACAACACATTCAAACCCTCTAGAAAACATCTACCCCTGTTACACCCCTGTTATGATCCCCCCCACCCTCCACTTTCCTCCTCGCTTGCTTTATTGTTCGGGTTTTCTTCGCAACGCACACACAAAAAACGGCTCACTAACAGGGGTAGAGCCCCCCGTGCGTAAAAAGACAATACCGAACGGAGTGAGGTATTTATCTGGGAGTCCGACCCCTCCTGAAACTTTTTCGTGATTACATTTTGATTACAGGTGATTGCATTTGTTAGCAAAAAGTGTTGACAAACTTGCTTACATTTGATAACATTGTTTACAGATGATTACATTTGACCGATAGCCAAATGATAACAAACGTTATCAAGTGCTATCAGAAAGGACCAATATGGGAATGATTAGAGTTTCCGAAGAGGTGGAGAAACAGTTAAAGGAGTTGGCGGATGGGAGAAGTATGTCGGCCACGGTGGAGATGTTGATTAAGGGGGCCGGGAATACTGCGGATAATATGTTCTCCCTGACCAAAGAGTTTATGGGGCATATCGACGAGAAGTTCGATGAACTGAAATCTCTTATTGAGGATACAACAGTGGACCGTGTAAACAATGGGGGGCCGAGAACGCAGTCAGTTCAGGAATTCGTCTCTCTCGAGTGGCCAGATGTTCAGGAGCTGCTCTACGAAAAAATGAAAGAGGGCGACCCGGAATGGTTCCCGGGGGCATATAAGGGAGTGACCGAGGAAATGCAAGGCGACCCGAATTGTTTTAGTAAGGACGGGGTGCTTTACATCAACCTCTCTGGCTCAGACATCCCTGTTCTCAGGATTACTCCGAGAGTGGGTGCGATGTTAGCCGAGATAATAGAAAGGAATATAAATGTCGCTTAATATTAACCCAGACCCAGCCCCACTGACCAGGCACGAGTTGAAGGTAAACCTTGTTATATTCCTAATCTCTCTTGCCATCACTATTATCTCGGGGTTACTAAAGGTTTACCCCCTGGCAATCTTGGCCGGGATTCCTACCTACATTTCGTTTTACTTATTCTTCTGTGACCTCTTAGTTATCTATAATAATCCTCCTTACCCATCATCCCACAGAAGACAGAAGGAGTCCCAGCAGAGTAAAATCAACAAAGCCCTCCCATTCTTGTTTATCAGTGTCCCCTCAGTCTGTATCGTCCTTGCACTTGCGATTTTGTTCTGTTATAATTAAAGTACATACTATTAAGTATGCCTTTCATTTAAGTCTTTCGTTCCCATCCGGAAACGGAATTCTTGTAAAAAGAGCCGACCCCCCGGCTCTTTTTGTGGTACAATGATAATGTCCGGCGTGGGAGCTGGTCTATTCGGCCCGCAGGTAGGAAGAGCGGGCAGTCCTCTAGCGGTAGGACTGAGCCCACAACCGTAGCACGCTAAGAATCGTAATGTCTTAGGTGTGCAGAAAGTGCCTTTTAGTAGGCATTTTTTGTGATTCTCATTGTGCTATAATGGTAGTATCAACTAAAAAGAAAGGAAGGCTATGAATAACGCCCCTATACCAAATCAACCACAAAACGTTCGCTCCGTAACTACGGGCAAATTGGAACTTAGAAAGCTCTGGTCTGTCCCTCAGGCGGAGTTTATCTATGCTCTGTTCGTAGAGGTCAGAGTTGAGACGGCCGAAATAGAAACAGTCACAGTAGATGGCAAGGAAACTACCGAACCTAACTGGGACAAGATTGTCTCAACTGAAACAGACTGGCGAACCCCTCAGGGTTATGTCGGTAATGAGGAGTGGGCGAAGAGGACGGCCGAGCATTTTGAAATCGCCTTTCCAGAAGAGGAATATAAAGCTGACGATAAAAAATCTGAACAGGAGGCTTAATGTCCCTCAATGACATCTTAAAGCAACGAGGCTTGATGTCGCTTAAGGAGTATGATGAGCTGATGCAGAATCAGTCCTTCATCTCCACGGGATATAAGGAGATTGACGAAATCATCTGCCCAGATGGAGGAGGGTTCCCGAGAGGGTGCCTCTCCGAAATCTGTGGGATGTCTCGTTGTGGTAAGTCCCGTTTTATGCGTGACATCTGTTTGCGACCTGAAATCAAAGCACTTTACATTGACACCGAGAACGCCCTCTCAACTAAGGAGTATAACTGGCTCAAGAAGAATGGGGTAGACGTAATCGCTGAGCAGTTACTAGAGAATATCTGGGGCGTAGTTAATGACGCCATTGACGAAGAACTCTATGACCTGATTGTCGTGGACTCCATCGGGGCCACCGATACTCAGGCAGAGAGGGACGATGACAATACTTTGTCTATGTCCACCAACGTCCAACGAGCCAAGATTATGAGCAAGTGGCTCCGGGGGTTGAACTCTCATATTATGGGGAAAAAGACGGCCCTGGTATTTGTGAACCACTTAAAGCAGGCAGTCGGGCAATATGCTGGACTTGCTAAACCCTGTGGCAAGTCTATCGACTTCCACTGTATGGTCCAGCTCCAATGTTCGGGGGCAGATTCAACCATCACCCAGTCTAACAAGAAGGACTTCAATGTCCTCTGTACCAAGACGAGGTATAATATAGTTAAGCAGAAGTGCAAAGTTAAAATTGATTTGAACCCTTATAAACCGATAATGAGCATAGGATAGAAAGGAGAAAATATGCCAGTATATCGTAACCAAACCAATACGATGACGCAGATTACGATGTTGAATCGTCTGCGTATCACCACCTCGCAGGAAGCCGTTGCTTTCCTCCGAGCCATCCAGCCACTCCACGAACAAGTGGCGGCGGTATTACAGAAGGAGTCTTTGCGTAAACAGCAAGACCTAAACCGTAGGGCTGTTCCTGCTCCAACCACCCCTGAGCCAGAGGTCGCCCCAGCCCCAGAGCCAGAGAAGAAATTTGAGCCAGAAGATTTGTCTTCTGACGAAGGATACTCCGAAGCAGAAGTAGAAGCCAGAGTTGAGAAGCTCAAGAAAGCCAAGAAAACTAAGAAAGAAACAAAGGAGAAATAATTATGGAACTAACTGACCCTAACGATTACCCACACGCAACCCGTGGTCGTAGAGAACAAGACGACTACAAGGCTGCTTACGATTCAGCAAAAGAATCAGAGGCAATCAACGCCAACACCGACCAGTTGGAATCCCTCATCGGGACAACCAACTCTCGTCTTCAAACTATTGACTCCCACGTCGACCAGGTAGAGGTGAAGATGGATACTCTAGCCGCTAAGTTAGATAATGTTCTTGGTAGACTAGACAACATTATCGAGTTAATGTCAACACCGGAGGCTTAGTGAACCAAGCCCAGAAGAAAAAAGTTATTAAACCGCTCTATACCCATTGGAAGAAAATGCCCAATGAGACACTTAGGGCGGTTCTTCTGGACTTTAAGAGGTGGTGTGCCGAAGGGAAGTTGATTATCAATAAACAGGGGCACGCCGTCCCTTTTATTTTGAACGAGGCTCAAGAGAAGGTGGCAGAGCTTATTCTCTCTAAGGCCTTCGCCCCCATCCCTGAACCAGTCATCCTGGTCATCCACAAGTCCCGCCAGATGGGAATTTCGGTTGTGCTTGCTGCTCTCGAGCAATATATCGTGGACCGCAAGCAGAACTTAAATATCACCCACCTCTTCCCTGACGAGCAGTTAGCCTCCCAGTTCTTCAATGAAAAGTGGCAGCCACTCGCCGAAGGCACCCACCCACAGCTCTTACCTGATATGTATCCGACCATCACCCCTGTTCCTTACATCAAGGTGGGGGATTTCTTGGGGCATAATATGAACTGCAACGTGAAGATAGGTGGTGCAGGCTCTCCGGCTGCTGGTCGTTCTGGCACCCAGCACGTTATCATTCTAGATGAGTATGCCTTCTACCCCAATGTTAACTCCCTCGAGCGAGGCGTTCTCGCCACCCAGCCAAAGACCGGTATGGTGATGACAATCTACGTCTCTACTGCCAATGGTATGAACTGGTTCTATGATACGGTGAAACAGGCTGAGAAGTCTACCTCTCGGATGGAACACCTCTTTCTCCCCTGGCATATGCTCAAGGAATATGAGATGGATGTCAAACCTGGCTCCCGTTTCTATGACCTAGACCTCTATAAACCGACCGAATATGATATGAAGTTGATGGATTTGTTTGAGCAACAAGGCTACCCCGTTGAGTCTTGGACTCGGAAGCTAGAGTGGTATGACCACGTTCTCGAAGTAGAAGCCAAGGGTGACCAGGACTTTATGTTCCAGGAATATCCGTCTGAACCCCAGGAGTCTTTTGAGGTGACTGGTCGCCCGGCCCTCCCAGCCAAGGTTATCAACTACTGGTTTGTTAAGAACCAGGAAGAGAAGTTTACCTTTGTTGACCAGTATTCCCAGATAGACCCGAGAACAAAACGCCCCAAGATTGTTATCCAGCCAACAAACAAATCTGCTGTTAGGATGTTCAGAGCTCCAATGCCAGGCCACAGATACATTCTCGGTTGTGACCCATCAGAAGGAGACTATGCTGGTGACCGCTCTGCCTGGGTTATCTTGGATATGAACACGATGGAGGAGGTCTGCTTCTCCGCCGATTATCTCGAGGCCGAAGAGCTCGCCGACACTCTAGTGAATTATGCTCGGTGGTATAACAACGCCCAGATAGTGGTTGAGCGGAATATGGGACAAGCGGTTATCGAGTTTCTTCTCGCCTCTAACTACCACCGCATCTATATTGACCCAGAGACTAGAGGGGTCAAGTATGGAGTCAGGACAACTCAAGCTACAAAGAACGAGGCTCTTCGCCGCCTACGCTTTCTTCTCAACAACGGATTCTACAAGCCCCACGATATGCTATTTCTTGAGGAAGCACAGCACTTCTCCTGGCGTCAGCTTCCTGGTGGCTCGTGGAGAGTGGAGGCTACGGGGACCGATGAGAACGGTCAACCCTATCACGACGATACAATTATGGCTAGAGCCGTGCTCTCATTGGCCCTGGATATGCGTCGCTTTAAGGGGTACTATGATAAAACTAATCAATCTAGGAGAACCGGCATTATTTCGTGATTAAGTAGTACCTTTTCTATGGTATAATCAAGTCATGATGTACCAAAAACCGAAAATACTCGCAGATGGTAGTTCCGAATACAAAGGTTTCATTTACAAGAAGAATAGGGGCTACTACTACCGCAACGTGGAGACTAAACTAACCCGGCAGCATAGAGAAGTCTATGAGGATTTCTACGGTGAAATCCCTGCTGGTTTTGTTGTCCATCATAAAGATGGAAACAAAGCCAACAATGACCCGGAGAACCTAGTCCTTATGAAACGGGGGAGTCATTCGGCTTTACACAATACTGGGAGGGAACACACAGAAGAAGAACTAAAGAAAATGAACAAGAAACCAATTCCAATCCCAGAACCATATAGCAACTAAAAAGAAAGGATTATATGCCACGGATTAAGAAAACCGAGAAGTATAATTACCTGATTGACTACGTTAAGGAAGCTACGGAGGCCAGGCTCTCCCTCCGCAGATTCTGTGAACGTGCCGTCCAAGCATATAAGCAGATTCCTTCCAGGAACACCTACAAGGAAAATGCCGTTATGTTTAAGCAGGTGATTGCTAACTCCTCTGCAAATGCAGAAACAATCAGAGCCGCAGAAGCAATCTGCAATTCTATCCCCGACGCCACCAACGACACCGTCTTTAATGCGGTGGAAACTTTTGTTTCGATGGCTATGGGCGGGGCTGACCAGTTTGAATATGAGCCAGCCGATAAATATATGGTGAAAGATTCTGAGCTTGTGGACCGCCTCTCGGCCCTAGCTCAGTTCTTCCACGACGACAATAAGGTCAATTCCCTTATGGGTCAGGTCACTCGTAATATGGTTCTTCAAGGACAAGGGGTTCTTTACCTCAACCCAATCAAAGATGGAAGGTTTAAGGTTTCTTTGATTGATGCCTGGAACACTCTCGAGGACCCACGAGCTCTCAAGACCAACTGCAAAAGATATGAGGGATACACCGAGGTGACCCACTGGGGCACGCTTAAAGATTACCTCAAGAAGCAGAATGATTGTTATATCCTTACCACGATGAACGATGTGGACCAGTATATGATGGAGCTTACTGGTGACTTCAACGAGTGGGAGGACGAGCTGAGGGAAGACCTCGACACGTTCAAGAATCTTTACAATGCCACAAACAAATACAATACCTCTAAGTCGGTAGACGACAAAGGCAAGCCAACCTCCCCGGATAAACCAGGTTATAAAGGTGATGACATTGAGGTAGCCTACATCTGGGATACAATCTCTGATGTTTATGGTATCGTCGTCAACCGCAGGTTCTTGGTCTACGCTAAGGAGCACCCATTCCGCAAGACAATCAATATAACCAACCGGACCACCAAGGGTGACACAAAAGAGATTCCTGTCACCGTGGAACTCGATTCTCCGATGGTGACAATTCCATTCTTGAGATTGCCGAACGAGTCTTATCCGACTTCCCCTCTGTTCTACTGCCTTGATGACTTCGACGACATCTGCTCTATGGAATCGGTGATGAACCACAACTTCTCAATTATGGCCCCAATCACTTTCCTCGGGACTTCCTACGACGCAGAGCAAGCAGCGATGCTATCTCAGATGGCAGGCCAGATTGTTGAAGGCACAATGAACACCTTACAGGTGATGAATAAGTCCCACGATATGTCCGCTGTTATCTCAGCTATTGAACGTCGGGAGCAGAGAATCAAGCGTATGCTTGGTGCGACTGACCAGTATGAGTTGTCTCAGATGATTGGTAACCGAGCCACGGCCGCCGAGGTTTCCTCGATGTCTGGCATCATCTCTCAGCGTATGAACAACCCGTTGGCCAATATCGAAGACGGGGTGTCGGAACTAATCCAGAAGATGTTTGCGATGTATATTATCTTCGGAGAGGAAGACGAATTCACATTCACCAACGACGGTTCTGTTTCTACTGTGTCTAAGAAAGATATGCTCGGCCGTTCAATCATCCGAGCTAAGCTCAAATCCCAGATTAAGATTCAGCAGCAGGAACAATCTCGCAACGCCTTGATGGTTCTCCAGGCTATGATTGGCTTACCAAATGGAACAGTCAACAAGGAAAACCTAATCACTGCATTAGTCCCCATCATTACCCAGGGTGTAGTGAATCGACGCCAGGCAGAATCGTTTGTTGACCAGGCTGCCCTCACTCCTGAACTCGTGCAGCAACTACAACAGTTAGTCCAGCAAAACTCTCCTGAACCACCCATTGTGGACCAGGCTATGACGGACCAGCTCGCCCCACAAGATGTTGACCAGATGATGACAGCCTCTCAGAGTGCAATCGGCCCGACAGGGCAAGCCAACGTTCCTATGGACCCAACAATGTCTGGTTACGATATGGCCCGACAAAACGCCCCGATGGTTGAAACCGGAGTCGATAACTATACCGCCGGACTCGAAGCTAACACCGCTAACCCGATGGCAGGAGTAATTTAATGGAACGAAAACCTATCGACAGAAAAGAAATTCAAAAAGCCTTAGTTCAAAAATTCGGTGGGGTAGAAACGGCCCGTTACTATCTTGCCGATGCCCTCTCTGACCTCCAATCTATGGAGGTCGGGATAGCCGAGAACAACCCAATGCTCGCAGCTAAACACTGCGAATCAATCAAAGAGAATCTAGCAAATCTCAAGATGCTCCTCGATAACAAGGACTATAAGCCCGCTATCGAAGGGGAAATTAAAAGATTGAATTGACTTTAAGTTTTTTATGCTATAATAAAAATGTAGAGTCATAACTCTACGCTAACCTTAATAGGAGAACAGAGATGGACCAAAACGCAAGTGCGAATGTCCAAGTGACTCAGCCGGACCCAACGCCAGCCCCGCAAGGTGACGTTGCGAATGGCACTACCCCTGCACCAGCGGCGGCTGATGTAGCGGCAGGAGCAACGCCGAAGACGGACCCAGGAGCAGGAGGAGCCGGTAATAGTTTCGACCCGGAAATCCAGAAATTCCTGGATAACCAAAACATCAAAACAGACGACCTCGCAGCCGCTGTTACGGAACTAGCCAAACGTAATATGAAATTGCGTGGCAACTCGGAGCCTCAATCGGTTGCTGAAGTTCTGAATCAGAAACCTCAGACACAGCCTTCGGTTGCAGACCAGGTGAAAGAAGCAGCGGGTCAAACCTCAGGGCAAGCCCCAGAGCAGAAACCCGAACAAAAACCAGAACCGCAGCAAACATCTACGCACCAACTGAGCGATATGGATATTGCCAACGTTTCACTTTTTGTGAAGCAACAGTATCCTGACGTTACTACGGATGCAGCTTTTTACAAGGATATGATTGCCGACGGATTCAAGCCAATCAGTTCTGATGGCCAAATCAACTTGAAAAGCGTGATGAGCTACGCCAAATATAAGCAGACGCTCCTCACAGCAGAGAAGACGATTAAAGCCAACGAACCACAGGCCGGACAAATACCTCAGCCTTCTACCCAACCAGAAGTTGCTCAGGTGGACCGGGTGCAAACTATGGACGACGACGCTGCTGCCAACATTATTATGTGGCACAATCAGCAGATTCGTTATGGCCGCCCTGGACATCCACAGTATGAAGAAGCTGTAAAGTTCCTTCAAGACAAAACTCGTAACGGCAAATAAGCTCTGTTCTAGCGTAAAGTCTCCCAAAGGTTAAACTGAAACTTTAATCTAATGGAGAATAATATGGCTGTTTGTGATTACACCAAAACGGTTGGAACACAACCTCTTAGTCCTGATGACCACATCCCTTTGCTTCAAGTGAAGTATTCGAGTGCGATTCTTGAGGACAAATTTGCTACCTTCGCAGGTATCAACTGGTTTAACCCAGAAGTAAAACCAATGGAATTAGTCGGTGACCTCAAAGTAGGTCAGTCTTTGATTGTTCGCTACAAGAACCCTCAAAGCCCGTTTGATTTCGTAAACGTATCAGATGTTACCTATAAGCAGGACCAAACTTGTCCGCCACAATTAGACCTCGAGTGTACACCTGGTTGTATCTCGACTGTTCCTTCCTGGCGTTCAAAGGAAATCCGCTTCGATAAACTTTATCGTGTCGGTGCTTCTTGGTGCGTTGAGACTGAACGTCTCACCTACGAAACTCTCGACGAGCGGTTCCGTGAAAGCGTTGAAGCTAACACTCAGGTTCAAGGTATCTTCGCCTGGAACGCCTTTATGTGTCAAGCCATCACCGCGGCTCAAGCAACTCAGACCCTCATCCCAACCGATGCTGAGTGTTTCCCGACCCACTACTACTACGCTGGTTCTGCGGTCGCTAATGGCTACGAAGTATTGAGCCAGGTAATTGCCTATATGAAGACTGTCTTCGGTATGGCTGATTACGGTATCTTGGCCCACCGCTACTTCGAGAGCGATATGGTTGCCCCAGGTGCTACCATCTACACTGGCTTCGGTGCTGCTACCACGGCTAATGCTAACGCTGGTGCTACAACCACTAACGTCGCTCTAGTCCAAGGTGGCTGGAAACCAATGGGTGTTCTCGGTGGCAAACTATTCGGTGAAACCGTTTATATCGCCCCAGACAACATCTGGTTCTACAACCCAACCGTCAACACCACTACTGGTGCTATCACCCCAGGCAACAAGGCGAATTCCTTCAACCCGTTCTTGTCTGCTGATGGTACGAAGTATTACGTCGTGATTACTTCACGTCGTGCCTTTTACACCGGTGTGACTCCTTTGATGGACCCGACCCGCTTCCCAGCAACTTGTGACAACAAGTACGAGAGCTTGCAGGCTTCCTTCTTAGGCTTTAACGACCTCTTGTTCCCACGAGAAGTCTTCGTGATTGCCTTCGATGTGGAGTGCCAAGCTACTGCCCAAGAAGAGAACGGCGATTAGTCAAGTCCCCTCCCCTCCGGGGGAGGGACTTCTAAACCTGCCTACTATCATCATAGTCGGCAGAGAGGAAGGGAAATAAATGAATTTTGACATTAACTTATCGTTTATACTATCAATAGTTACTCTGATTATTTCCATCACTTCCGCTTTTGTCGTTGTTAAAACTAAGGTGGCCAAGATGGAAGAAGAGCTGAATGAATACAAACGATTAGTTGAAGCCATCAGAGACGAGTTGAACCATTATCGAGAGGACGAAAGAGTCCGAATTGCTATCTTAGAAAGCAACCAAGAGAACCACGCCAGGGAACTGGCTGAAGTTAAATCAGACATTAAAACCATTATGGGTAATGTCCAAGAGATTAAGGAAGCTGTATTAACGAAAGGAGTAAAATGACTTGCAATTGCAATCAGCCCAAAACAGATGGGGCACAAAGAAAAGGTGTTGTGAAATTCTGCGACATCTGCGACCCGTGCAACGAAGCGAAATCTAACGTTCGTCTTTGTGCGTTTGTAGTCCCTACTCTCGAAGAAGGGAGGTATTACAGAAACAGTTTCATCTTCGTGGAAGAGGATGATTCTGTCTACTACATTAGCGATGACCGAAGTGAGATTCCGTTCGGCTCTCGCCCGAAATTTATCGAAGATTTCGACCCCACTGATGCGGCTATTCACTACAAGAGTACAGTGGTTTACGACGTGAAAAACCAAGCTGGGTATGTTTATGACCCAGAAGGAAATATGGTGACTATTGCCCTCACAGCGGCTCCATTCTCCTCGCTCGTAGCAGGAGAAGGGATTTTAGTAACTGCTGACGGTGGAAATTATACTGTTGCTATTGACCCAACAACTGTGGCATCGACAGATGACCTACACGATGTAACTCTACTTGTGACCAACCATACAACCCAGATTGGAAATCTTGAAGAAGCTCAAGATACTATGGCGGGGGATATTGAGACCCTAGAAGATGACCTGGCTCACGCTCACGACCTGATTGATGATGCCAACGAGTTAGCCGTAGAAGCAAAAGAAAACGCCGCTGCTGCCCAACAGACAGCAAATGATGCTCTCTCTGCCGTAGCCACAAAGCAAGATGCTTTGACCGCAGGGACAAACATCACTATTGCTAACAATGTTATCTCGGCCACAGACACCACCTACGAAAGAGCCACGGCTCAAGCCAATGGCTTAATGAGCAACAAAGACCGTGAGGCCCTAATCAACACCGGTTTAGAGACTTTACAATCAGTTACTCCTACTGCAACCGAGGCAACTATCGACTATACCAAGACGGTGAGTGATGCCAACGGGAGCACCTATACTCCGGCATTGAACACATTGACTATCCCAGCCGCCACCCAAGCTGTTGCAGGGTTGATGACCGCAACAGACAAAACCAAACTCGATGGTATTGATATGTCTACTAAACAGGATACCCTTATCGCAGGAGATAATATCACCATTGATGGAAGGGTCATTAGTGCTACTGGTGGAAGTGGAGGGGGAGGGATAACTGTTCTGACAGAAGCTGATTACAATTATCCAGCTGACAATCCTAACAAAATCGCAGTTTGGCTACTTGAACCGGGTGTGTACACTTGGGGAAGTTATACGGCTAGAAATAACACTTCCTTTGCCAATAACGATCCCGTTTCATTTTTCAATAACACTTTTCGAGCAAGCACTATCACGATGATAATAGGCTATGGGAGTTATACGGGTCAATCATTGATTACTTGCATCGGTGATAACGGTAGAAGTAGTGCAGAGGTAGGTGGATATTTCTCAATTATGAGGTATACTATATTCAACAAAAATGACACAACCACAAGTAGAATAGGAAATGCTACATATAACCGTAGCACACATTTAGTGTCTAATGAAGATATTGTTAACAACCTGACTTCCACTTATACCTATGAAGTGCTTTCTGCTGCTCAAGGCAAAGTGCTTAAAGATTTAATCGACGCTCTAGACGCTCGTGTAACGGCGTTGGAGGGTAACTAATAAAAGGAGAATAAAATGTTATATCTTACAGCATTAGGACTACTAGCATTAATCCTCGGGGGGATAATCATCAAGAAATCAACCAAGATTGTGGGGCTGGGAATCATCCTGGCCCTCGCTGGTGCGGCGATGGTAGTTATCTGTGGAGGATGGGCGATTGCCGACGACCAGAGCAAAACAGCTAAATGTGCTAGCTTGGATGGACATTATGGGGGCGGACAATGCTATATCCAAGGTGTAGAGAAAGACTTAAATAACATAGAAGATTTCTTCAAGGATATTTAGGAAAGGAGTAAAATGAGAAATATAACTAGAAGCAACTACGACCCACACGTCGGTGACTACCACAACAAGATGGTCCACGACCCTGTGCGTGGCAAATTCTGGTGGTTCGACTGTGACGGGATGTATTTTGATATGTCTAAAACCAACGTCACAGTGGTTGACGAATACGGTGACTCGGTAGAATACGCTGCCTCGCAGAGCCTCGTGACTCGCACAAAAAACACTCTTGCCTCTCAAATTGAAGGTGTAGACGAAGCTTCTCATCTCCGTGATGACGAATTGGACGACAAGATTAATGGAGTAGAGGAAGAGCTCAATACTAAAATCGACGCCAACGATGTGGCCACAAGAGGTCGTGAACAAGAGATGATAACGGATTATACTAACAAGTACCAGACTCTAGACAACGACATTGAGGCTCTCACTCGTGTGGCTGATGGTTTAACTACTGACGTAGAGAACATTGAACGCACTGCGGTATTTGGTGTGACTGTAAATCAAAGCGACCAAACCAAGATTGAACTTACAGTAAACGATGGCGGGACCTCAACCACCACCACAATCCGTAACGCCAACAATGTCCAGAACGGCTTGATGACTGCGGCCGACCACAATCAAATCGCCGCCAACGCCGATGCCATTCAGCATCTCCAGAATGCTGGCCTTTATCGTGGTTCATTCCCAACAATCGCCGACGCACCAACCACTACCCCTGACCCAGCATTTGTGGGAGGAGAGATTTTTAATAATGATTATATCTCGGTCCAAGAGGCAACCTATCAAGGTGAGACTGGTTCAGCTCGTTACCGTGCGTTTGTAGAGAATGGAACCGTGACTTATGCTTTTGAAATCTTTATCGACAAAGACATTATGAACTTCTCAACCGGTAACCCAGGTCTGATTGTAGGTGGAACAAACTCTGGCGAGGTGGGGGCCCAGAACGATGGAACAGGTAAGGTTGTTGGATGGGATACTCTGAACAATGCAGTGAGTGACAATGCACAGGCAATTTCTGACACCAACAACGACATTGACGCTCTCGAAGATAGGATGACCACCGCAGAGGGAAGCATCTCTGGATTAGCTGGTAGAGTGACGACCGCCGAAGGGAATATCACTGGCCTTGCTACGAGAGTGGGAACGGCCGAAGGGAATATAACCACTAACGCCAATGCAATCACTACCGTCAACAACAAGGGTGTCCAGGCAACCACTGACACCACTATTGGGAATAACACCGAGAATCTTCTGACCGTGAAAGGAATGCTAAGACAGTGGGTAGATATAACGCAGTCTGGCTTGCCTGCCAGTCCAGACCCAGACGTGTTCTACTACACGGTAGAATCTTAAAGGAGGCCTAATGATAAATCTAGGGAATAAAAGACTCAAGACAATACGAAAAGGGAGCGAGAGAATAGTCCGGATTTTTAAGGGTGATGAAAAAATCTTTGAGGATTTTGAAGCTATTTACAGTTGGAAATTCACCATAGACACCACTCTTACTACGACTGGAACACACAACAATAGTGTGAAGACCTTCACTCTAAAAAGAAACGCTAATTATTTGGGGAATCACGGCGACGTTCCCATCAAGATTGACTGGGGGGACGGGACAGAAGAACAAGCGACAATCTCTACCACTGGTTCAAAGGCCCACACTTACACGAACCCAGGAGTATATCAGATAACGATTCTCCCTGTGATAACACAATGGGGATTACTATCTGGGTGGCTAACTGGGCTTTTGGCACCAGCGAGTGCAAATTCCGATTACACTTTAGTAAACGCTGAATCGGCGAAGGTGGTTAGTATAGACAAATCTTTCCCGGCAAACTCTTATATTATTGCGGGATATAACGTTGCAGAGACCGCATACTCCAGAGCTGGCTGTGCCAATATGTTTAACTCATTGTGCAATATTCAGTCTTATCCGTCTGGGTTACTGGATGGGTTAGTTTTTGTTTCTTCACCAGGAACCCTACGTTATGCCTTTTCTAATTTTGGGAAAATGACTGGTTGTAACCCATACCCATTGGCAAAAAAGTTGATTGACTCAATGGGCTTTTCTTCTAGAACTTCTATGGCCGAGATGTTTAAGGGGACTTTCGCAAATACAGCAGCAGCCATACCAGAAGATATTTTTGAATCTGTCGACACTTCTAATACTACGAATTTTGAGAAGATGTTCCTCGAAACTTTCTCTAGTATCGGGAGTTTAGATACTCTACCGGAAAGATTGTTTTCCAGTATAAACACCGAAAAAGGAACATCATTTTCTTCGATGTTCCAAGGAACTTTTCAATTCTCTGGGACCACATCAACGACGATAACCTTACCGGGAGGGCTTTTTTCCTTCTTAGATACAAGAAGGGGAACAAACTTCAAAAATATGTTCAGTAGTACATTTACACGCTTTGGATATAACTCCTCTTCAATAACTATCCCAGAGAATCTATTTTCTTCCCTGAACACATCTATTGGCACAACTTTTGGTGGTGGGAACACTGGGGATGGAATGTTCAGTTCGACTTTTTCTGAGTTTGGTTACAACTCTACCGTCTTAGACATTCCAGAGAACCTATTCTCTTCCCTTTCTCTTGCTTCTGCAACGGATATAAGAGGGCTCTTTCTCCAGACTTTTGGGAACTGTGGGTATCGTTCTACCGCAGCAACTATCCCAGAAAAGCTGTTTTATTTTATGGATACGAGCAATATCGTTAATTTTTACAACGTCTTTGCTTCCACATTTTATCAATATGGGGGCGGAGGGGCACAGAAAACCATCCCAGCTAATATCTTTTCTACAATAAACACTACAAATGGGGTGAATTTTTCAAGTATGTTTAGTGGCACTTTCTCTGGAATTAAGGCAGTGGACATCCCAGCTACATTGTTTTCTACGATTACGACACAAAACGCAACCAATATGTCAGGAATGTTTAATAGTACCTTCAGCTACTCGGGGACGGAAGCTTCTCGAATTACAGTTCCTTCCACTTTGTTTTCCACAATCACAGGAACAAATTGCACCAATTTCAGCAGTATGTTTGGTGGTCTCTTTTCTGGCTGTTATCTCGTCGAATTCCCCTCCACAATTTTTTCACCTATCACAACAACCAATGGAACAAACTTTAACAATATGTTCCAGAATACATTTAACTCGGTAAAAGTGTTGCAGGGAACAATCCCGAGCACCATTTTTGCTACAATAGACACCACTAATGGGACATCCTTTAGACAAATGTTTACGAGGACATTCGCAGGTGCTACCTTTGCACAGCCTTCCTCCACGACGATTGCTCTTTCGGGACTCTTTGATGGAATAAAAACACCAAATGGTAGTGATTTCTACGAAATGTTTGCATCGACGTTTTCAGATGTCTTTAGATACGTTCAAGGTTCAATATCGGCAGATTTATTCCAATATATAGACCTCTCTGGAGCAACTAATTTGGAGTCGATGTTCAGCGGCACATTCGCTAATACGACTAAACTCTCGAATATTCCTGCTGGTTTATTCGGTAGGCTGAAGATACCTTCAGGACTTTCGTCATATAATAGTATGTTCTCTAGCACATTTAATAATGGGAATAATCTCGGGGAGGTCACGCACACTATTGGCGATGTCTTTTCGGGGATGACGGACTTTTCTTGGGCAACAGCAGACAACGCAGTCCGCTTGTTCCCTTATATGTTTGGCTCTCACAGTGCAGGAGACCGTTCGTCAGGAGATATTAATGATATTCTTCAGCACTTCAACTTTATCCCTGCGACAAGAACATATATGTTTGTAAACAGAACGGGAATGACCAATTACAATACTATTAACGTTAACTGGAAATAGAAAGGAGAGATATGAGTTGTGAACAAAGATTTACATTAGACTATATCCCGGGGACTGCTGCTACAATCGGTGGGACCCTCGATGGAATCACCGATACTCTGGACCTCACCACTCCGATTCACAATGTGGAAGCTAAAACCCACATCAAATTGAATCGGTTAGAGGGGACGTTAGATTATTGGAACGAAAACTACATCATCACAAACGATGAAAGTTACCTAGAGCAAATCCAAATCCCAGATATCTTAGAGTTTGCTTCCCTAGAGGACCTGGGGAATGTAGAGGACCGAAAACCGAAGAACGGTGATATCCTCTACTACAAGGCAGACGCTGGGTGTGGGCCGGATTGTGAAGGAGTGAATGATACCTGGGTGCACCTCCGAGCCCCAGAGGAAGACGGAAGATACAAACTAATTATGACAGTGACTAACGGAGAAGCCACACTGTCGTGGGAGGCTGAATAATGAGTTGCTGCAATACTTGCGGAAGACAGAACTGCTACGTCAACCCTTGTGGCCAGTGTAATTCCTGCTGCCAACACGAGGATGACTGCTGCTGCAATACCCACTTAGACTGGGTGCCACACACTTCCTGCACTATCTCTTGGACAGACGGTAAATGCTCTGACCAGCTTGACCTCTGCCCAGGGATTAAGCGTTGTCAGAGCGTGACGCATATGGACTTCAACACTCAGACTGGTTGTATCGAATACCAGAACGAGAAGTATGTCTACACTGATGGAGCCGAGAGTTCAATCGAGAGAGTCTGTGTGTCAGACTTCTACCCGTTCATCAATGTCTATAACCTCAATGATGTTGACTTTGATAACGACCTAGCAGGGAGCTGTTACGAGTTTATCTACAAGAAGGACATCTCCTGTGGGGATGGGTGTAAATCAAAAGGTGACCACTGGATTAACTGGAACGTAAACTATCCAGGGGCGAAGGTGGATTCGATGGATTATATCCGTGGAGCTACTGAGGATGGGTGCCCGGTTTATCTAGACAAACCAGACAACTGTTCCTTCCTAATCTTCTCTCCGTCCTGTTCTGCACCTACTGGAGAATGGCAGGCTTGGAAGATTCCTCGGGCCGGAGAATGTGAGATGACCCCAGGAGAAGACGGACGCTACAAGGTTCTCACCCTTGACGACTGTGGTTGTCCGAAAGAATGTAAACTTCCAGTGATGCCAACCGGTATGGCTGCTCTAAACTACCAGCGAGATTCCGTTCCTGATGACCCGGATTTTCCGTGGTATTACGGATGCTACAACGATAAGATTAACCTCCATCTGGCCGAGAACGCCCCGAACTACTTTGGTAAGTATGACCTTAAAGTTACAGTGAACTATGGTATCCAGGCAATCAAGTCTGATGGGTATAACTTCAACTATAACTGGCGTTCTATTGTGGTGCCAGCGATTGAAGGAGAATCTCGTAGAACAGATATGGAGGGGTCAATCCTCCAGAACTGGGCGGCCGTGGGGCAATTCACTCAGCCAGTCTTTCAGCTCCCGTGGGGTTCTACTTCTCTCCGTGGTTCATTCACCTTCATTGTGCCGAAAGGAAAAGAAGCATACCTGCATCACGAATATCGCATCCGTACGACAGACTCATTCCCGAACTATAAAT